CTCATGGCCCTTGTGTGCTGGCCCCGCCTGATGCGGGCGGAGCGTAGCGAGCACCGCGTGGGGCCGAGGCAGGAGAAGCAGGGGCGAAGACCAGGTGTGGCCGAGACGCGTAGGTTATTCTCAAGTCATTAGTTTTTCCCTTTTCCTTTTGCTGGGCCGCAAATGCCCCTAGAATAAATCGACCTATTTTTCTCGTAGGGGGATACTATTTTTGTTACCAATCATGACTCTTAGGTATTGACTTTCAAATCAAAGTCATGACTTATCCGTGAATAGGGGGTCTGGACACTGGAGGGGAGCGGCTTTGCGGGTTTTTGCAGTGTTCTGAAGCATCAACAGCGGATAAGTGGCTGGCACGATTCTTGCAGAACTGATAACCACGCGGTTTTGCGTATGGGTACGACACGGAGGAAAGATATCACATTTTCGAAGAAAAATCGCTCTCTCTCTCTCTCTCTCTCTCTCTCTCTATCTATCTTCTTCTTTATCTATCTTCTAATTATATATCTTATATATAGGTGTACGGTGCCCTCTCGCAAAGCCAGTAGCAGTGCGGGTTTCAGCCATCTACAAAGCGGAGCTTTCCGGGTTTGGCGGGGCTTCCGAAGGCAACAAAAAAAACCCCAGGCGTGTGCCTGGGGTCGGGATCAGAGAGGTCAGTCGGTGAGAACGTCTTCAATCGCAGCAGCGGCGGCGGGGGCGATGTCGGCACCGTCCATCAGGCGGCGGGTGCTCGGGTAGAGCGCCACGAGCTTATTCCACTTCTCCCACTCGGGCTTGTCCCAGTCCTCGACCACCTGGGTCACGGTGCCGCTGGCCTTCATGATGTCGAACGCCGCCTTCTTGGCGGCCTTGCTCTCCAAAACAGCCTGCTGAATCTTCGCGACGATGCTCATTGGTAAGACTCCTTTATATATATAAGGGCTAGAGCGAATCTGCCCTTCAACATCAGTTGAGGGCAGATCGCCTAGCCGACTCACGCACGGCACAGGGCTTGATGGTGGCCATCTGCCACGCGGAGCGTGTGGGTCGTCTGCCACCCGAAGGGTGGGGTGGTCCCCCAAACGTTCTCGGACACGTGACTCCCGACGAAGAAGCGGGTTTACCTTCTTCTCCGTGTCCAGCCACAAAAAATCCAAAATTTTCCACAAAAAAAATTTATGCTATAATAGAGGTATGATCATCGACGATTTGACGAAGAAGATGGCAGAGACGATCATCGCGGAGATGGACGCGATGAAGGACACGAAGGAGGGGTTCATCCCCGACCACAAGACTCGCCTGACTGCGATCAAGGAGGCCAGGACTCTGCTTCAGAGCCTGCTTCCCCGCATGTCCACAGACGACAAGTCCACTCTGGCGACGACGGTGAGTCAAGTCCTGGAGGAGAAGATCAAGTTGAGTCTGATGGATGAGTCTCGGCTCAGAGAGTAACCCCACTCCAGAAGAGAAGGCGGCAGCAGAGGTCGGTATTGATATAAGCAATCTGCCGCTGATGACGTTTGCTCGGACGATTCTGGGGTATGACAGGATCAACCCGGACGAGCACGGGCAGATCATCACGACGCTTGAGGATGCCACTCGTGCCCACGAAGAGAACGCGAAAAACGGCACTCCGCGTCAGCAGATTCTCCTGTTCCTGTTGCCTCGCGCCAGCTACAAGACCACGATTGCGAGCGTGAGTTTCCCAATTTGGTTGACTTACAGGAACCCGAACATTCGCATCCTGTTGGACTCAGAGACATACAACCTGTCCAAGTCCATCTTGGCGGAGTCGAAGGGGCAGTTTCAGGGCGGTCCTCTGGCGAACAATTACCCTCCTCTGGCTGTGGCGCAGAACGCCAACCGGGAGACGAGTCGGTGGTCAGAGGATGTCATTGTGCATCCGAGACGGACCATCCCGAAGAAGGAAGGCACCCTGTCTGCGGCCGGTCTGGACGGCGTCAAGGCTGGTATGCACTACGACATCATCATCGCAGACGACTTGCACAGCCAGCAGAACACCCGCAGCAAATACCAGATCGAGCAGGTCATCGAGCATTACCGACTTCTCCTGTCCATTCTGGAGCCGAATGGCGTGTTGATCGTGATTGGAACTCGATGGGCTCTGGAAGACGCTTACACCCAGATCGCCAAGGATGCCGACACATTCGTGTTCGTCCCCGCTGCCAGCGCCAGGCCGATGTCGAAGGCGGCAAAAAGGTATCAGGTGGCTGATCAGGCCAAGGTTCTCGTCTACGACCACCAGACAAATGAAGCGCATAGCTTGGAGACAGGCGATGAGTATTACCTCAACTTCCCGCAAACCCTGCCTCTGTCACATTTGCTCAAGATGGAACAGCGTCAGGGCACTTACATCTATTCAGCGCAGTATATTCTTCGTCCGGTTGCGTCTCACAACAAGCGTTTCAAGGAGGAGAACATTCAATTTTACACCCCGGATCAGACCCCCCTCTCCAACATCAGCACAACGCCATTACCAGGTCATGCAAAATACAATCCCCTGTTTCCGAGTCGGCTTACGGAACGCCCATTTGTGAGATTTGGCTTCGTGGACCCTGCGTTCACGACCAGCGACTACAGCGACTACTCGGGAATTATTACCATGGCGGTGGATCACGACAGAAATATGTTCGTGATGCGGGCTGAGAAACAGAAATTCGAGCCCCCGGACCTGCTGGATTTCATCCTGAAACTCAACACAGAGGACAAGATCCAAACGTGGTTCATCGAAGAGGTCGCAGCCCAGAAAGTGCTGAGGTTTTACCTGGAATATAAGGCGAAACACGACAAGGTGAAGATCAACATTGTCCCTGTCAAGAGCGGTGGGCGCAAGAAAGAAATCAGGATTATGTCGCTCCAGCCGTATTTTGAGAACAAAAAGGTCTTCATGCTGCCCACCCACACGGATTTGATCCAGGAGATCAAACTTTTCCCCATGCTGGCCCATGACGACTTGATTGATGCCCTTGCCTACGCCCCGATGGTGGTGTATGATGGGTCTGTGGCCGCCCAAGCCGCCCGGCCGATCCCCGAGTTCTGCTTCAACAGGTTCCTGAAAGAGCAGAAGGACAAGAAAGCTGAGGGGATCAGGCCCAGGAACTTCGATCCCTTGCAGATCAGCGGAGGTTGGTGATGCCAAGCAACAAGGTCATCAAACAGAGGCTGGAAACCTCTCGGGAATACAACAAACGCCAGCACAAACGCTGGGAAGACGCCGTCAAACTCTACAAGGGGGAGATCACGGCGTTTCGCAGCAAGGCTCTGCCCCAGTGGCAGCACATGATCGAGGTCAATTTTTGCCGTCCGATCATCGACACCATGCTCCCGAGCATCGTTTTCCGCACTCCGAAGGTGATCATCTCCACCAGCCGTGAATTGGCCCAGAATCCGGAGGTCAAGAGGGCTCTGGAGATCGAAAACGAGGTCAACGCCATCCAAGTTGAGCTTCAGATGGCTCGGGAGTTCAAAAGAGCCACGAAAGACGCTCTGATGCTTGGAATCGGCTGGGTGAAGTATGGAATGAGTGACCATTTGGGCTACGATGTCGATAAATACGGCGTTGTGGCCCCATTTATCAAGCGGGCAAGCCCCTGGGACATCTTCATTGACCCAGCCTGCCGCGAGCCAGACCTGTCGGATTGCGACTACTACTACCACCGCAGCATTGTGCCTCTGGTGGCCGCTGAGAAAGACGAGTTGTTGAAGAACAAGGACAAACTGCGGGCCAGTTTGCGCCTTGAAGACCTGCCAGAGTCTTACCGCGAGAATCTGGAGAAGACCAAAGGAGAGCACGAATTTGTCGAGCTTTACGAGCTTTGGGATCGTCGAGATCAGGTATTCGAGGTTATCGACACCGATGGCAACGTGTTTCGCCGCGAGCCTTGGCCCTACAATCTGCACGGCACCTTCAACATCGTCCCCATCGCCTTCAACCACGTCCCCGACGAGTTCTACGCCCCCGGCGAGTCGGAGTTCATCTACGCCTACCAGCTTGAAGCGAGCGAAAAGCGCACGCAGCAACTGAACCACACCCGGCGCTTCAACCGGAAGTATCAGGTGCCACTGGACGTGCAGGACGACGACCTGGAGGCCCTCCGCAAGGGCGGGGACGGCACCATCGTCAAGAGCAACAACCCGATCAACCCGATTGCTGACGCCCCTCTCAGCCAAGACCTCTACCAGGAATACCGGATGATCCAGAGCGAGGTCCGCGAGGTCACGGGCGTGTCGGCTTACCAGCGTGGCGGCAACGAGCAGGGCGTCTACTCCGCCACTGCTGCCAGGATCATCGACGCGGCGGCGAACATTCGGATTGAAGAGCGCCGCATGGAGATCGCGAACGCCATGTCGGAGGGTGCCCGCATTCTCTATGACATCCTGGCCCCGATCAACAAGTGGCCCGAGTTGCCCTTCAAATTCACCGTGGACATCTCCACCATGCAGCGCCCAGACGATGAGGGCCGCCGCCAGCAACTGATGCAGTTCGGCCAGATGGCCCAGCCGTTCCCAGAGTTCAAGCGTCAGGCATGGTTGTCCGACGTTGCTCTGAGCTTCCACAAGCCCCCGGAGCAGTATCTCTACTCTGAGCAGGAAATGGCTCAGATGGCTGCTAATCAGCCTCCTGACCCGGCCCAGCAGAAGGCCCAGGTCGAGATGCAGAAGATTCAGGCTCAGATGCAGGCTGACGCCCAGAAGATGCAGATGGAACTCCAGATCGAGCAGCAGAAGCTCCAAATCGAGGCCCAGAAGGGCCAGATGCAGCTTGAGATGATGCAGCAGAAGATGGAGCTTGAGCGGCAGAAGGCGATGATGGAACTCGAAATGGAGCGCCAGAAGCTCGGCCTTGAGCGGGAGAAGATGGGGATTGAGCGCGAGAAGGCTACGATGGGCCTCCAGGTCCAGCAGGCCAAGAGCCAGCAGGCTGTCCAGGCCGGTCAGGACAAGCTCGACCTCCAGCGCCAGCAGGGCGAGCAGGCCCTGACC